CATCCCAGTTCAGCCCAAGATAAGTTTTCATCTTTGCTGAAACGAAATTTTCAGCAGTATCAATTCCATTCGGCATTGCCATACGACCAAATTCCATATTCGGAATCAGCGTACCATTATAAATCATGGCTGCGCCAATACCAGTACCGAAAGTCAGAAGGATTGTAAGACCATAAGTTTCAATATTCTCTGACATTTCAGCAACAGCAGCGGCATCAGCGTCATTGATAAATGTACAATCAATGCCAAGGATATCTCGTGCAGACTTTTGTAAGTCTATCGTTTGCCAGATATTGCTAATGTTAGTCGAAGTTAATGCGCGATTATTTTTAACTGCGCAAGGAATCGCCATGCCGACTTTCGTGATACCAGAATGCACCAATGGCTTGATGGCATAGAAAACATTTTCTGGTGTGGATACTTCAGGAGTCGGAATTGGATCGTTCTGAGACGACCCGCCTGTATAAACGGTTCCGCTCTTTATGAAAGAGCCGCCAAAGTCAATGCCGAGAATACTCATTCTGAATCGACAGAATCGCGGTTCTCAGTATTGTGTCGCTTCATCTTGAAACTCACATGATTTGCATGGGACTGAATCATTGCGCGTTTTAGTTCACCGCGCTCGTGGGAGTTATTAATCCAACCATTTGTTTCAGCCATAGCAAGAGCACGCTTCATTTCGCGCGGAAGTTTAGATGTAAAAAAGTCACTACGATTAGCCATTTAAAAGTTCCTCACATTTACGCCAGAATCTTTCTTGTTGTCCTGGATGAAAGATTTGATAGTTATGCCAAAATAGATCTTGTGTTGCTCCAGTTTCATCAGTGTGCCCGAATGTTGTTCCGATTCCATATCCAGGCATACCATCAGCAAGAGCCCAATACTTTCTTTGATCTTTTTCCCAATCGAATTTAATTGGGGGTGAATCATAGCGTAATGGCATTACGATCTCTACTGGTATATTATTCTCTTCTGCTGCAAATGTCAATTCCTCTGCAACATCACCGCGATAGTTTGGCAAGAATGATGGGTTGCCACATTTACGATAAGTCTCGATTGTAAATGTTACATTGTGCGGAGCAGCAAAGACATGCTGATCGTTTTCGATATGATTGCTGCGTTGCGCATCACCAATAACTTTACCAGCATATGCTTGCTGGAAGAAATAATCTAATGCAACATTATTGACTGGAACGCAATCAATATCCAAGAACATAATGGCATCATGCCCCTTTTCTTCGAGCATGTCAACAAGTTTATCCATCGTATATCCTGGAGGAGCATCTGTCAACACAGGATAGTGTGCAATCTTAGATTTATTAAATTTCTGAACGACTTGAGTTTGAAATCGTACAGTTCGTTCGTCGATGTTTTTCATAAACAAAGACGCAATACAAGGGTTGTTTACTTTATCCATAAAAACTTGTCACCTTTATCAATTACTTTATCTTCGCCGAGCGCATCATATGCTGCTTTTTTAATTGGCTCATGGAACCAATCATCACCTAACATATATCCACCTTCTCTTAAAATTTGACTGTACATAAAGAGATCAACTCTAACTGAGTTATAATCATGTCCAGCATCAATATAAACTAAATCAGCGACTACATCTAAAGCCTTTAGAATTTCAGCACCATTAATTGAGTCAATTGGAAATGGAGTGATGTATTTCATCATCCCACTATGGACTACATTCGAGAGGAATTGATGATAAATTCCAGGGCGACCATTTACAGCATCTTTTATTAATAAATCTTGATAAGCAGTCCAATGTTCAACTGAACCTAAAAATGTATCAATGCATACAATCTCAAAATCATCATAGTATTTCAAACAAGTCTTTGCCATATGGATGGCTGATGCACCTTTCCAGGTTCCTACTTCAACTATTACTTTAGGTTGCAACTCAGTAATGATTTCTTCGAATACTGCACTGTCGCTCGCCCAACCTTGTTTATCTTCAGGAAGAATTTTTAACCCAAGATATGGATCATATTCTTTATAAATTTTCTTTTTTATTTCTTCCATGGTAACTCGCCATTATATCGTTCAAGCATTTTTTGATTGCCTTGAATAAAAAACTCTGCTTGTACAGACAAGCCAGTATTCCCAACACGATATCTTACCGTATAATCTCGTGTGCAGTCAAACTTTAAATTGTTATTCATGAGCACACGAGCAATAGCGCGATCAATTTCCATCTGTCCAGGTTCGCGAAATTTGCGATACCAAACTGGACTCATGCCAACCGCAACTTGTTTCTTGACGAAATAACAATTGACATCAACAAAATAATCTTCTGGATGTAAAATACTCGCCCACATACCGAGCGATTCGCAATCGTCAAGACACAGAACCTTGCCATCTTTATCAATTATCTTGCGGAACGAATATGCCCAATCAAGATTCTTTTCTTGAACCAACTTTACCAGTTTCTCAATATGATCTGGTTCAAGCATGTTATCATCATCTAACCAGAGATGATAATCGCCATCTGCGAAATAAGTAACGCCACCATACACACGATGCCCATTGTAACGATCAGTGCCTGTAGGGTAGGGTAGAACGATGAGTTGATCACTGTTGCTTTGTCCTCGCGGAAATGCCGCATCATAAAGAATCGGGTCTGCTTGTTCCCAACGAGACTTACCATCGACTACAACAATGTGTTCGATGTTTTGATAAGTCTGGTTGCGAACGGATTGGATGCAATCCTTGAGAAATGGATTGCCTGTTGTTGGAGTTATGACAGATACTTTCACAATTTACTCAAAGGTTCCATGTATAGAAATGGTTAATCTTCCATTATCTAGATTTGTTCCGAAATATTCATCAGGTGAATGATAAATTACTGACGGATAAAGAATCATTCTATTGTAAATGTGATCACTCTGCTGAACAATTTCTAATGTGTTCTTATAATCTCTCATCTCTTGAGCAAATTTTTGTTTGAACATATTAGTTGGAGGCAGAGCGATGTCATAGACTATCTGCATCTTATCCATATAGTTTTCTGGTTCATTGATCAAAACATTTGTTTTTCTATAAATGGTAGTTCCGCTATTTTTTGGTGCATATGGAGTTAAGTATATTACTCCAGCAAATCCACTCGCATGAGCATCATGATTTGTACTATCTTGATGTGGGCAACCACAAACGCTGCTGTTTGTATTCAAATGAAATGATAATCTCAGATCTAGTATTTTCCTAGATAAAATACCTTCAATTTTTACATGGATATTCCTTGTTATATCTTCACTATTAATTGGTGATCTATATCCAGAATATATTCCTGGAGTATAAAAATCACATGGCTCATAAGTTCGCTGTGCCAATGCATGTAGTCTAATATTGTCAACATTGTCAAAAAAATTGTCGACAATTAGTGCTGGTAAATTTTGCATTTCATTAATCATTTTTAATCCCATAGGTTCTCATAATACTTACCGAACAAACGGAAGCCATTCTTCATACGATCATGATGCTTCTTGAGACCTTCCATGTCCATCTGAAAAGTGTCGTTTGGTCCCTTGACCATTTCAGCATATGCGAATTTTTCTGGTCGTGGACCATCATACTCAACAGGCTCACCGATGGGCTGTTTGTTATCATCGTAAAATTGCATCATGTGATGAGACTTGCCGCTGTAGAATTGCTCTTCCCAGTTTTCAATATTCTTCTGACCAAATGCCCAGATCATCTCGTCAAGAATCCAATCCCAACGCTTGAAGTGATTGTCATCGGTTTCCCAGTCATTCTCTTTTGTGGGTGCGGATGTGCTGCGCAATTCTTCAGGTACATCATCGTCGTCGGTGTTCGGTGCGCCGTGAGTATCTGTCTTGAGTTGAATTAGCATCGGCAAAATGATCATTGCCAATGTATAGTCCATATTCCAAGTATCCCACTTATCAATACGGATCGAGACCTTCCGCTCTTTCGTTGAGTCCTTGGGATACTTTCCGATGTAAATCTTCATCTGTCCACTGCCTCACATAAAATTGTTCGCCGAGTAATTCGATTTCTTTTCGAGGATAACCTTCGCGAACCAACCAATCATTTAGATTGCCCAGACCATTCCACAGTTTGGGAAACCCATATCGCCATCCACTTGGTGGATCGATCCATCTTTTCATATCACACCCAAAGACCAATAAAGAAAAGCCAACACAAAATTGTAGCAGACCTTTCTATATATTTTCGACGAAACGACATCCTGTCGCGATAATCAATGATGATATTATTCATATTTGTTTCCAAAAAGAAAAACTGCTAGTGCGCAGAGACCACGCACTAGCAGCAGCAATCCAGCAAGGTATACAAATGATAATAATATACCGAGCAATGCTTGCAGAAGAATCATTTCGCTAGTCGGTTACGGCGACGAGCCTTGCGCTTCTTCGAACCCAACTTGCAACGACCCTTTCCGTGTCCCTTCAGCCCTACTTTCGCTGGCATATTTATTTCCTCTTTTTTCCTGCCGACCCAATAACTGATCCAGACTCATCAACAATTGGATCGGTATTCGGTGGAACTGCTCCATATACTGGATCGCTTCGCATATTTCCCAAGTCGATACGAATGCTCTTCGCTGGATCTTTGAAGGAATCAAAATTGAAATCTGATTCCTTTGTTCCATTGAACGCAAATTCAGTTGGTCCATCTACTTCGTCCCAACCATTTGTCTGCCATTGCTGACCAGGTGCTTGCCAATGTGGATCTTTTTCCTCTTCATCCCAACCATCTAGGTCAGCATCAGCCCATTCATCGCGTTGTTCATCATTGCTATATGAATTGTCAACGACTTCAAGATCTTCGTTCGCATGAAATCCATAGCCAGATGCTTGCAAGAACAATTTAATTTCATTAAGCATGTGCGACAAATGTTGACCGCCACCAACTTCAAATGTTACAGTCTTGTCGCCTTCTTCATAGCGAAACATGAACAACCCATCTTGGTTTGACCTATATGGATTATAAACTTGATCAGTCGTTTTTGGACTATAAATTGGATCAGTCATTTTTGCGTGCCTCTGTTTCCAGATCAAATAGAATAATACTATACATCATGTACATCAAATAGGCAACTAAAATCGCTACTACAATCAGTGGACCATAAACTGGGAACAACCAGTAGAGCGCAGCATTAGCACCAAAGATCACCAAAATGTAAGACAACATCTTGCCAAGAGCCTTGAATCGAATATCCATAAAAATCTCCTATGTTAGAGTACAGCATCATCAGGACTATGCCCCTTCTCTGTAGGAACGATTGTTTTCTTGCAACGAGTGCAAGTCTTCGAAACTAAAATATCAAACGGATAGAAACTACATTTGCTTGGACGCCACAAACTTTCCCATTTGTGAAACCCAAGTTTGCAAAGCAGTTTGCCGATCATCCTCGACGCATCCGTGAAATATCTTTCATCTGTTCTTCGTTGATCACAGGTACAGCATTCGACTTATGCATCGTTGCAATACCTTTCACAAGAGTACCAGTATACTTGATGCTCTCTCGCTTTTCTGTATATGAGAGGTTAGATTGTAACGACTCGATCGTGCGTGCAGCATCAGCACCCACGCGAGGACTATAAGACAATCGCGGCAATTCCTCAATTCCGAGAATTGCACGACTTGGATTATACTTTTTCGCAACTACACCCTTCGGCATGCGCTTCTTCTTGGGCTTGAATCGCGATGCACAATAAATCATCATACAGGATAGTTCTCCACATGCCAAGAATAGAATTTTTCCATCTCAGCAATTGTATCAACAACTTCTTTCGGGAATTGAAACTTCTTGTTGTGCGCAATCATCTCATTCGCGAATCGACGAAGCGCGCGGACTTCTTGCATTGTCCCGCGAGGCATGACCTCAAAATCTGCTTCAGCCATTTTTATTCTCACGAAACTTGCGCTTCCAGTTCATATACTTCACTGCTTCAAGAACAGCGAAACTGAACAAGAATGTATGGATGAACAGCAATAACAAAATGATTTCTATACTATCCATTAGACTTTCTCCAGATACTTGGTAAGAGTATGGTTCGCAATCTTGCTATAGATCATCGACGGAATATCTGTAAATGGATCTTCCAAGAAATAAGAACAACCTTCCTTCCAACCATTATACTTTATAAACTTTGCAAAATCAACCATGTGAGATTGATTGGCTGGATCAAAGACTACACGAGTCTTGGGAATCATGGTACTCTTGCGATATGAATTTGTCATTACTCTTCCTCTTCCTCTTCTGCAAGAACATTAATCACATCCCAACCAAGTTCAATCAAACGATCTTGAACAAGATCAGGTCTTGCACCACGCAATTCTTCTTCAGTGAAGACTACAACAGCACAACCCATCGCTTCGAGTTCGCGACAAAGTTGAACAATCTTGGGCAGATCAGTTTCGCTCATTACTCTTCCTCCGACGGTTCGAAGTCGAGTTCATCATAACTCACAACATCGCCATCTTGAATGTCATAGTCATGATCGCCATGTTCAAACTTGGCAAGAACCTCATGAACATGGGTGAGAGAAATACCAAGAGACTTGGCAATTTCTAACTCCGACATACCATCTTCGCGGTACATCTCAACAACATCAATTTCTAACTCTTTGAAATAACCCATTAGAATGTCTCCGTGTCAAATTGTTGCGCGTCAATTGATGCTTGATACTTGCGGTCGCCAACAACCAAGAGCAAGTGACATGCACGCTCGAGTTTCTCGGCAAGATCATAACAATCCTTCGAACTCAACTGGCTTTCGAAAGATGTATTTGCCAGAAGATGATCGGCAGCACTCACAAGATTAGACGCATCATAAATCATTTGAGCAGTCGGTGTACGCATCTCAATTTCCTCCCATAACACGAACAACATTTTCTTGGTCAAGCAACACGCGATCACGCATCGCGCTGTAAACTTCAATCGGCGCATCGAGCACGACGGTATGCTGAACACCACCGCCATACTTGACGCGACTCAACGAAACGCGACCAGACACAGGGAACTTGCCCATGTACATGCCTTCCACGCGAAGATTTTCTAAATTCCAGTCAGACATATCAACCCCAATCCTTGAAGTCACCAGCGACTTCGTTCTCATAATACCCAAGATTGTATTCAGCAATCTGCTGCTTGGTCATGAAACGCTCTTCGATCTCGTCGCTGTGATAGGTCGCATCCGAGAAAAGATGCGGACGACGAGCACGACGATAGTAACTGTCAGCACGACCACGATCGTACGCACCACCATGACGCTTGTCAATTTGATAATTCATTAGGCAACCACCTGCACGCGAGGGAACATCATGTCATCCATAAAGTGATGACCAGGGAGCGGAGCGATGAATTCATCGCGCGGGAAGGAAAGATCAACCTTACCCAACCACACACGCTTACAGGTTTCGGCAGCAAAAGTGCCGTCCTTGTAAATCGCGACAACCACGCCGACGCGATAGCAATCGTTATGACCAACGAAGTCAAGACTCTTGACCACATCACCTACTTTAATAGTCGTTTCGCTTTTCATATTATCATTATCGCCGTTTTAGGGTAAAAAGACAACAGAGAAAATTCTTGTAAAATCAATAACTTACGAGCACGCTCTCGAACACACGCTTTGCCTGTTCGAAAGTGGTGTCCTCGAGACGCAATTTCTTGCCCGTCGAGCGGCATTCAATTTCGTAACAGTAATTCCCTGTGTGCCAGAGCACATGATAGGAACCAAACTTGTCTCGGCGACCGTCTAGGAAGTGATAGTGTTTCATACGAGAGATTGTACATGAATTCCTGTAAAACGCAACAGGGAAAACTCTAGTAAAATCAACAACTTACGAGATCGCGTATAACCGAACGAGAAGCCGCGAGAGCGGCGCAGTTATGGGGGAGGGAGCAGTTCGGGGGGGAGGTCGAAAACACGCACTCGGACTCCTGCCTCACGGAGCATGACTTCGGCATGATCGATGGAGTAGTGCTTGCCTGCTCCCTTGCCTTCGAACACTCGGTTTGGTCCGATAATTTCTTTCACGCCAGCCTGAATCAATGCGCGAGTACATTCAGCGCATGGCTTTGGTTCCCAACTCAGATATGCTCTTGAACCATTGAGTGAAACACCAACACGAGCAGCATTAAAGATTGCGTTGCGTTCAGCATGTTCAACCCAATGATATTTTTCTGGTCGTTTCCAGCGGAAGTCAGAATCTTCCTCAATGCCGCGAGGGAAGCCATTAAAACCCGTCGACAAAATGACATTGTCATCATTTACAATCACACAGCCGACTTTTGTCGACGGGTCCTTGCTCTTCTGCGAAATCAGAAGTGCCTGAAGAATGAACAATTCATCCCACGATAAATCATTACGAATCATAATATAATCTCAACAATTACTTTGAAATCGTAATCTTACGAGGCTTCTGTTCTTCAGGGATAACATTCTCTAGATAAACTGAAAGAATGCCATCAGCAAGGTTTGCATCACGAACCACTACTGTATCAGACAATACAAACTGACGAGAGAATTTACGACCAGCAATACCTTTCACAAGATATTCGCGAGTGTCGTCCTCTGCCTTTTTGCCTGTTACTTTAAGAGAGTTTTTCTCTGCAGTGATTTCAATTTCATCTTTTTTGTATCCAGCAACTGCCAATTCCACGACAAAATTATAATCGTCTTTCTTGACGACATTCACAGGTGGGAAAGCATTTGATGTTGCGGTTAAAAGATGAGCCGCATTGTCCAGAGCCGCGAACGCATTCTCGAAACCAAGTGCTGTTGGTAGAAGGCGATCAAAAGATGGGATGGACGAGAGTGATGTGATATTAGTCATTTTGTTACTCCTTATTAAGCAAGTTAAGTTATGGAACCCCAAACGGGCATTCCATTTCTATTTATATCAGTTTGATACGCCAGTGGAACCAAATCCACCATTTCTTTCAGAAACCTGTTGAGGCATTTCTTTGAGCATATAGAAACTGAATGGTTCGTTGCAGACGACTTCGCCTTGAGCGATACGGTCGCCTTTTTTGATTCTTGCAGCAACTTTAGAGATGTTGTGAAGCATCACAAAGACTTCGTGTTGATAATCGGCATCAATCACACCCTCGCAGTTTGCAAGGACTAGTCCCTGTTTCAATGCAAGACCAGATCGTGGATGTAAGCGGATGGAGAAATCGCGCAATGACACATCATCGTCGTGATGTTTCACAATGTCTGCAAAATCTTCAATTGAAACTCGGTAGTCAAGTTTGAATACCATTCCAGTTGGAATGAGCAATCGTTCGCCTGGAAGGATTGTTACTGTTTGGTCTCCATCTAGATCCACCCAACGCTCAACTTTATAATTTTGTTCGTTGTATCCTTCAACGATAGCAACTGTTGGGCAGAATTTCAAATCAAAACATGATGAAAATGTTGTGCCATATTTCGGCAATTCAACATCACTATTCAAAGCATAAACACCAAGTTGTAACATAAAAAATTATCCTTCCTTCTTTTTCTTTCCGATTGTGTATTTGGAAACAAGTTGCCATTGATTCTTATCCTTGAACGGAAGAATCTTGATCTGGCTCAATGGTGCAACATTATCCTTCGTCTTATCTGGATCAACGAGTTTCACCAACCCCCACTCAGCCATTAGATTGGCAATCGTGTTGCGGCGTTGGATATCGTTGTCAGAAATGTTGCTTGGCTTACCGTCCAATTCAAAGAGTTCCTTGAAGTGTACGATGTAATACTTTCCTTGTTTATGGAGGATGTGGCAGGATTGGTATAGAATGTTGTCATTCTTTGCGGCTACACCAATGCGAGTGAGTGTCTCGCGAACTTTCAAGAAGTCATCCTGCTGCCCAAGAGTGACTTCGACTAGTTTTTCAACGCTCATGTTTCAACCCTTATATAATTGTTCTTTTATCAATTTGATTTGAGCGTCATCAAGAATCTTTAATGCTTCCTCTGCTTTCGCGTCGGAGTATCCATAATATTCTTTAATCGCTTCCAAATCACTGCTTTGAGCCTTTTTGTGCCACTTGCTAAAAGGGCGTTTCTGTGCTCTTATTATATTTAGGAGGAAGTCATATTTGAGTTTATTGTCCA